AAAAATCGCAGATGCCTCCTACAAACCCTCTAGGCTCATTGCAGCATTCCACTATCCATCTATCGTTTTTTAGGATGAACTTGTTGCCATGCTCATCGACATACGTTCCGTCCATTATTCCAGCACCTCCCGCACGGTAATGCGTTCATACAGTGGATGCTCTAAACCAAGGATCGGATACATCGTCCCGATTGGTGTTAGCCACATTTCAAACGTGCGCGGTTCTGGCTTGATTCGGTATCTGTCAGGAGGATGAGTCCATGAAAAATCCCAAGTATTTGGACGGTCATCCCACTCGTCATCAAATTTAATTTGAATCGTCTTTCCTTCTGCCAGTGCTTGTACCAAAGGCAGGAATAAGTGTGCGTTTTCTTTGTTCATGTTGTTGTTTTTGTTTGGTGATTCTATTCGTTATCCTCGTCTGGGTCTGGGCCAGGTTCTGCTTCTCCCTGGCATAGTGGGCAGTCTGTGTCTGGGTCTGGCCAGTTCCTACTGCCGCAGAGTGTGCATGCGTGTTTCATGGGTACGGGTCTTTCCATTTTACTTCGCAGTCTTCGCAGATCACCCCAAGCAAAAAGTGCCTGACCTTGATCCTGCCGCACTGGCATTCCTCGCTATCTGCGTCTTCAAGCCTCATCGTGTTGGTCTTCAGCCTGCGATACTTACGGCCCTTCGGAACTCGGTAATTATCGCCAGTGAAGAATGTTGTCTTGAACCAGTAGTCACCGCTGTCGGTGTACCCCTCATCACCATCGCGGACGAGATCGCCCTCTTCAAGGAAGTCGTACATCTCGTCTGGCAATGACTCCACTGGAGCAAAGTCATCATCAATTGCTTGGTTTTCTGGAGTGATATTGCGGTCATCGTCAAGAGTTCCGCAGTGGTCTGCGTCCATCAGGATGTTGCAAGACGCCGCGATGTGCGCCAGGTGTGAGAACCCGCTCTCTGGGTCAAGCGTCTCGCCGTCCTTCCATGCGTTGAGGTGGCGCATGATGGCATTGACGTAGGTGCTAGCGCAGACACCACTCTTGCGCCAGTTGTAAGCGCCGTACTTCTTGGCCCCGAGCTTATGCACCCAGGCTGTCTGCTCCATCGCGCTGGATGGGATCAGACCGAGAGGGGTTTTTGTATCTCCAATTTCTCCTTTAGGGTCGTTATTATTCATGGTTTTGGCCAGTTGTCTTCATCATTGCCGTTGGTGGCAGCGTTCCAGAGCGCCATCGTGATGATAGATGCTGCTATCCATATTCCTGCGTATATTAGTACTTCTTTCATGTTGTCTGTGGTTTTACTTTCATAGATAAAAATCCTGGAGTTCCTTCTCCGAGCCATGCACCGAGTTGATTGGTATAGAAAAATTCATAGGCTTCTTCAGTATCCATATCATCATCCATCAGTCTGTCTATCACTTTGTCAAGATCGTACAGAATAAACTTTGAGTTGAATCTATCAACAACTCCAATGATGCAGTCATCATAGCCATCCATGGTCAATAGGTCGCCACGATCAAGGTGCTCTAGGTTCATCTTCATCTCCTCAAGAGTCATCTCATTACTCGTGTCTGCACACTGACAGTCTCCAACAGTGTTGCAGACCTTCTTCACTTCATCTATGAATGGCTTCTTTGAGAAGTCAATCTTGTCGAAGTTATTCCTCCATGATTCAGAGCTATACGCTCTCCTGTTCGTCCCCTTGCCTGCGCTGTGTGGATTGCTCATGTTTTTGTTTGAGGTAATCTGCCTGGAGCTGAGCGCTCCTTGGTGTGGTTTTCTTGTCTAGAATGAAGTGTCCGTCTGGAGTTTCAATCCGAAAAGATCGGTCTTGTTCTCGATAAGCGACGAAAAACTTGCGTCCTTTATACTCGCTGCGTTCCATGCGCCCATCGAGAGCTTTTCATAGTTATCTGTCAATCACTTTTTACAAAATCATTTCAGAATTTTTCTTTTTCTTCACGCATATTCCTTGCGACGAATCATAGGCCCATTCGTTCCAGTCTGGAAACTTCCACGATCCCTTAGCAAGCTCTTCGCCAGAGTCGTTTTTAGCATAGGGGCCGCTAGGGACATCTATCCATTTTGCAGACGCTCCGCCCTTCGCGGTGGCGAATACGAGCTGCTTCCCAGCCATGGCCGCATCGAATATCTTGCCAATCTCAATTGGCCCTAGCTTCACTAGAATCTCTGGAAGCTGATTCCGTCTGACGTAGTAGCCATTAGATGCCCCCTTGCCGCCCATGCTGAATGGATAGCCGTCCTGGGCCGCAATCTGCGATGCCAAGACAAGCCAGGAGACTCGCTCACCCGTGTCTGCCTTGGAGAATGGATCTTGCTTGGTCATGTCAACCACGCCGCCATTAACCCGCACCAACGTGCGCTCATCCTCGATCAGCCCCATGATGTTGCACTTCGCGATTCCCATGCGCCAGATGGCATTCTTGTTCGGCTTCACGTTGAGCGCCTTGCACCGACGTTCCCAGTCGTTCGCTCTGAACATCCCGAAGTTGATTCGGAAGTAGGATGGGATCGCGGTTGATCCACGGATAGAATCTCGCAGATCCTCAAGGCTCTTGATCGGCTCGTTTGACTTGCGAAGGTGGTGATTGATGACAAGCGCCGCGCCAAGCTCACCGCAGACACGGTGCGCCTCGCGCATCATCTCGGAGATAATCACGGCTGAGTTCTCGTCCCCGTGGGTGATCGAGTTCAAGGTGTCGATGGCAACCAGCGCGATGTCTGGGAGCTGTTTCAGTAGTCCAAGCATCTCGCTCCATCGCTGGCTGGTTGTCGAGAGTCCTGTCTTCGGGTTCCGCTCGGTGAGCGGGAATGATCCACCGATTGCCGTCATCGGCATCACGATCAGCCTGTCGCCAGCTTTTTGGATTAGACCAGTCTTATCCAGCTCCATCAGGCGGATGTGCATTTCTGTCTGCGAGTCTTCGCAGAGGATCAGCACCGCCGTCCCGCCACTCTTGATCTTCTGGCCGCACCAGTCGGTATCGTCACCATCCTGCCAAGCGGCGATCTTCATGGCCAGGTCTGCAATGAGGAATGTCTTGCCAGCGCCGCCCTCGGCAACGAACAAGTGAGGCTCGCCCTTGATGACAAGCGCGTCCACCAAGAACGTATGCTGTGGAACTGGGGAGGTCACCCATCGGTGGGCGGCCCACGCCTTCAGACCTTCCGATTGGTGAGATGCCGCAACGATTGGCTGGTATGCCTTCATCTCTGGCATCGGCCCACGCACCCCGACCTCTCTCGTAAGGAGTGCGCGGAACTCCTGCTTGATGCGATCTTCTGGCCACGGTGGACTCATGTGGGCCAGCGTCCATCCGCAGACAGCGGCGAATGCCTCTGCCTCGGTCATGCCGCCTTCGCGGCACACCCTGAGATAATGACCTGCCACCTTGGAAAAGGCATCCCATCGGGTGATACCGTCCATCCCGCCCTCGCGGATGGTGGTGGTCAGAAGGGCTGAGCTGTCTGTCGATGAGCTGGACGAGAATGACACGCCAGCCGACACCAGCGGCATCATCGTCTTGGACGATGCCCACGGTGATGGTTCGGCTTTTTTGATCTTCTCGATCAACTCATCCTCAGAGAACGTGTCCGAACTCCATGAGATCAATTTGACCATGTTGGCCTCTCCATTCTTCTGATGGATGGTCCCTGGGATTCGGATCGGCTGAGTTCTCCTGGCGAAACTCGGGTCTGCGCCAAGCATGGAGGCCAGGTTGGTCACGAGCGGCAGCACATTCGCTGGCGGCAGCGGCTCGTCGAAGACATAGTAGGCGTGGAGCTTGGGGCCGTATTGGTTATTGCCACCGCTGGCAACAACCATCGAAGGCGATCCAATCTCTTCCTCAAGCCACTCAATCGCCTGCTGTGCAGGCACGTCGTCCAGATCGAGGATGAGGGCTGGAAGCAACTTCACATTCTCCTCTTTCGCTCTGGAGTCGTTCAAGACGGCGGGGATGACAAACATGCCGACCAAGTGCTGCCGATACCGATCGGCGCTGGAGAACAACGCTTCGGTGATTGAGAATAGCGCTGGCTGAAAATGCTGGTCTTCCGCATAAACTCCCTCTTGCCTTGTCCCCTTCTCGCCCACACCCCTGATGATAAGGAACTCGTCCTTGTCCCAGACATGGTTGGCGAACAGACAGGAGAGGTAGGTGGTGATGTCCTCTTGATTTATCATTTGAGCCAGGATGGGAATGTCTGTGTTGCTGGCGCTGTGGTCGAGATGGTCATCTCCTTGATGTTGTGGCATCGCTTTCTGAACGAGCACCATCCGCATTTGTAGAAGCACGGGTCATTGCTCATCTTAGGCATCTCCTCTGGGGATCTGGTCTGCACGATCCTGATGGCCTTGTCTGAGAGCGCCTGCGCCGCGACTGGATCGAACTCAACGTGTTCAGAGTAGATTTCACCCGTGTTGCGGTTGATGGTTGTGAACAGACCGCCATTGGGAATGTCGAGGTAGGCGCAGTAAGTCTGGATCTGGCTCCAGTAAACTGGCTTGCTCTCTTTCACGCCCTTCTTCTTCGTGTCTGCCCAGCTTTTGTCGTTGAGCGCCTTGTGTTCCCAGATCAATGGGTACGGAAGATCGACTGGGCCCCCTGTAATAACACCATCGCAATGTCCTTTTAGCTTGCCGTCCATGGCGTAGAATCCCATCTGTCCGCCGTTGGCTTTCTCGGTGATTAGATCGAAGCCAGCCAGGCGCATGTACTCGGTCATGCGAGTTTCGCCGTCGTGGCCCATGTCGAAGATCCGCAGGATTTTTCCTGGAAAGTCTTCCTCTCCGTCTGTGGGTGTGTGGTGGTATTCGTATGCGAGCCTTCTCATGCACTCTTCGCCCCAACGCGAGGCTCCAAGGTAGGTTCGCTTCTCCTGCGCCATCTGTTTGGCGATCATTGCTTTGTCGATTTGTTCTTGGATCATTTGAATGATTTTTCGATTGATTTTTTGATGATTTCCTTCAGTTGCCATGCCTCATCGGATTCTTTTGAGAGCACTTCTTTCGTGAGATTGATCCCCCTGCACACCGTCCGCTCAGTCACCTTGAACCACAGGGCGATTGATGATTGATTGACTCCCATGTGCTTGTTGAAGACGTAGAAGAGCACGTTCCTCCATGACGAAACGTAGTGGCTCGGCCTGTTCTTCAGTACCAATGCGATTGAGATTGGCGGATCAATTAGAGATAGGATTTGTTTCGACACGGCAAGATGAATCTCGCCCATGTCCTGACTTTTCGGCTTGAATAATTTCATGTCTTGTTCGTTCTAATTTTTCATTAAAAACAAGTCAAGAATTTATCGCCATAATACTTCTCTTTATTTTTTCCTCATTAAATTTCCATGTGATTCGGCAGCATGCCTCGTACCGATTCATCTTCATGCCGAACATGGATTCTGTGGGATTGATTCCCAGAATCGCAGCCTGCTTGTCAGACAGCGGCTCGTTCAGCCAACGCTTGGATTTCTTGGCCGCAGTCGCGTCACCGAACTCGCGTAAGAAGTCGTCTGCCATTGAGAGCGCGTTCAGACGCTCATGGCTCACCGTGATGAGCTTCATCGTCTTGCGCTCACCGTCGAGACGGAAGCCGTAAGCCATCCATGTGCCTTGAAAATTCACAAGAATCGCGCTTGCTGTCATTGCTTCTGCAATAATGACCTGGTTTGTGAAGATTTCCTCCCATCTATACGGCGACAGCTTCAGAAGATCCACCTCGGTCATCTCAAAATTGCCGTACTGTTCCTTCTCGGCCTTCGGCCCTGTCTGGAACTCGTACTCGCAGATCGGACACGTCTTGCACCCAGATGGGATCTCGGAATTGCACTCAGGGCATTCTTTCGTTGGGGCCTCGCCGTCTTTGAAGACATTCTCTTCGATGCTGGTGTTGGCCTCCAGACTGCCATGCGTGAGGAGCGAGGCTCCAAAGTCGAGGATGATGCAATCGTCTTTGATAAGGCCAGGGTAGTTCTGCGGCTCGGAAATGGTACGCAGACCGCGACCGATCATCTGAATCATCGTCGAGCGGTGCATCGACGGGCGGTTGAGGATGACGCAGCCGATCCCTGGTTCGTCGAACCCCTCGGTGGCCACGGCGCAGTTCCAGACAACGCGAGTCTCACCTGTCCGCAGACGCTTCCAGATTGCCTTACGCTCCCTGGCTGGCGTAGTCCCATCGACGTGCTCGGCCCTAACGCCAGCCTGCACGAATGCCTCGGTCATCTTGATCGAGTGGGCCACCGTAGTTGCGAAGCCGATTGTCCTGCGGTCTTGCGCCAAGGTCATCCAGTTCTTAATCACCTCGGTGGTGACAGGCTCCACGTCCATGAGAGTGGCGGCGGCATCCATGTTGAATTCAGCGCTACCTTTTTTCAACTCGCCCAGCTTGTCCCTCACCCCCATGTCGATGATGTAGGTGCGCGGCTTCACCAGGAAGCGCGAGTCGATCATCTCTTGGAGCGTGACGATGTCTGCGACATTGGAGAAGATGGATTTCAACCCCTTGCCGTCACCGCGCTCTGGCGTAGCCGTCACGCCCAGGATCTTCACGTCTGGGTTGAGGTTCTTGCACTCAGCCACGATCTTCTTGTAGGAAGTGGACTCAGCGTGGTGCGACTCGTCAATGACGACGATGTCCACTGGCTTCATCATGTCGAGGTTTCCAATCAGCGACTGCATCATGGCAAACGTGTGGCCGTCCTCGGCCCAGCGCTTGTGGTCTGCGGCGAAGGTGGCGACCTTCATGCTGGGAGCGACCCGCTTGAACTTGTCTCGATTCTGCTCAAGCAGCTCGATGCGGTGCTGGAGGATCACCCCAGTCTTGTACTTGGCCGCGAGCGCAGACAGCGCGATAGTCTTGCCGAATCCCACGGTGGCCACTCCGATGGTGTTACCTTTGGATTCAAGCGCGGCGTGGCAGCGGTCAACAAAGGTGACTTGTCGTGGTCTAAGCTGCATCTTTTTTTGCTGGGTGGAGGATTTTTGAAATCACGATTGACCCGCGAGCCGAGAGCCAGCATGCACACTTTGGAGATCCAATCTGGATCTTCTTGCCGTAATCGCATTCGATGTAGCCAGCTTTGTGAAGCTCGATAACGGCATCTCTCATGTCTATCTCATCAACTCCGCTGATTTTGCCGAGGATGCGCTCAACTGTGATTCTGCCTTCTGCAACGCACATCAAACAGAGTGCGTGGATTGGACTGAAGTCGTCCTGTCTTGATAGCCAATTCGTGATTTGAATGGCGAATTCGATTCTTCTCATCTTTTTGTAAAGAGGAGCGTCCAGCAGTCAGTACTTCACAAGGAATCGCACGAGAAATACCCGTTCTGAGTCTCCTCAGACACCACCTCTGACTGCTGGACGCTGTATTTTGTAAGGATTTGGCAGCAAATGCGAGCGTAATCTCAATTCTGTCTGCATTTGCCGCCAATTTTTTTAATCTATCGGATCAAAACGGGTCTTTCCCTGGGCCATTCAGCCATGCTGGGGTGTCTCCATTTTGACTTACTGGATTCTGAGTGAATGCCGTTGCGCGAGCCGCTGGATTGGGAGTTCCAGTATGGAGTTCCACCCACGACTTGTGCGCTCCACCAGACAACGGGTTAGGCGTGAGCCACTCGCTGACCTTGTTGCGGTCTGCGCGGCCATCCTCGCCCTTCTCGATCTTGAGCTTCACTGCCACAGTCTGGTTTTCGATGTCGTTAATCACGTCATGGATTCCACGACCCTCATAACGACCGTAAGATGCCTCATCTCCAACCTTGAAGATGCCGACTGCTTCGCAGATTCGCGTGAGAGCCAGGATTCCCATCTTCTTACCGCCATCGCTGGCGAGTGGACAGAATGGATTCATAATCATGTCATAGACACGGCGGCCTTCGTAGTTGCCGCCTACCAACCGAAGCTCGATGTCGAGGTAGGTTGCGCCAGTTTTCTGCGAGGTTTTTAGTTCGCGGACGATCAGCACGGCCTTTGATAAGGTGGCGGCTGGGATAAGTGCGGCCGATTCTTGGATTCCAGATGTTGAGTTGAACATAGTAGTGGTTTGGTTATTGGTCGTTTGATACTGTTGGTGTTTGGATTGTGGTGATGATTTTCTCGTCGAGACGAGGGCCGTTGTGGATCTTGTTCATCAGGTAGGCGATGTCTGGCGGCTCAATCGAGTCGAGTCGTCCAGACCGATCTTTGGCTGGGAAGTTGAACTTGTTGTCCTGGGTGCAATAGATGCACCGCTGTTTCTTGCCGTCTGCGGTGACCACTGGCTTGCCAAGGTCATCGTAGAGGTAGTCGATTGTCATCACCTGATCGAAGATCCCATTGATTTCTCGGCCAGTCTTGCCACCCTCGATCTGAGGAGAGTAGGACACGCGCTTGAGGTCGTCTTCAACTCGGTCGAGAATGCCGACCACGACGATTGACTTGGGACTGTGCTGAAGGTGGGTCAACCAGCGCACCATTTCACGGCCAAGAAGCCCGTAGGCTCCTCGGGTGTCTGGCTTGCCGTTCTTCTCACTGAATGCTTCTGGCTGCGTCTGCGCCCACGAGAAGCACCAGCGCGAAGCCACGGTGATCGAGTCGATAAACACGGTGTCATACTTGTCCATGCTCCTCGGGTCACCGAACACCTCAACCACCTTGTCATAGACCGCTTGGGAGTAGAATCCGCTGCGGTCTGCTGGGTCTGCTCCGCCGATGTACACGGCCAGAGCGCGGGTCATCTCCCACGGGTGAGCGCCGATGTTCTTGGCGAACTCCCGCACGTCAAACACGTCTCCAGCCCATCCAGAGATGGCCAAGGTTCCCGCTTCAAGATCGACAAACAACGTCCTCTCTGGAACGAGAGTGCGAGCTTGAGTAGTTTTGCCGACACCGCTTTGTCCGAAGAGAGCGATGTTGATTTTTGGACGAGCTTTTAGGCGGTCGTCAGCCTTTACGATTCCGTTCATTGTTGTTCGATTTTAATGGAGAATGGGGACAGTTTGACTTCGCGAGCCATCATGATTTCTCCCAATGCTGGGTGATCGCACTCAAGCAGGATGTTGTAATTCTTCTCTGGGATTGTGACCTTCACGTCAAAAATCTCAGCGGCATCTTCTGGGTGAAGCGTGGCGGCGATGTTCTTCAGCTTGTCTGAATTCCAATTGATCGTTTTACGGATCGCGCCCTTGATGGTAACGCCGTCAACATCTAGCTTGAACTCTCCATGCTCTTTCTTGTCTGTGAGCAACCGCTGTTCCATGATGGGCCATGCGGCAAATTCAAGTGCCTTGTCAATTTCTGCGATCTCGGATTTGAGCCCTTTGATCTTCTCCTCGATAGCCCTGCGACTAGCGACCAACTCTTCTGTGTGTGTCATTTTTTATTTTTGGATATGCTGGTCAAGCACCAGCGGCTTTCCGATCCTGTCACCGAGTTCGACTAAGTCCATCAATTTCTTTGCAGGAATCGAGTCCCTGTAAATCCACGATTCGACGGTTCGATTCGATTCACGATTCAAGCAGTTTTTACTCATGAGTCGCGATAGCTGAGTCGCACCGCCAAAATGGTTGACGATTGATTTTGTTGCGAGCTTCGGTTTCATCGGCGGCGGTACTCTCTACTGCTATTTGCAGTGTGTCAACCACTTTCGAGAAATTATTTGGATTTTTTCTTGGTCAGAGCCTTGGCCATTAGAATCACCGTGTAAGTGATTGCAGTTAAGAGAGATGTGATTCTAAGCCATTGTTCAACTTGGGGAAGAAATGAAATTCCAACAGCCAATGAGTTCATCATTGATATGGATGCTGACTTCAACATGAATGAATAATGGTCGTCCATGATCTTATTTTGTCGCTTGAAAATGCATTGCGTCCCGCCCCCAGAATACTCCTGCCGAAAGCCATCCTTCACGAGCAAAAATTTCCATCACACCGAGCGGCATGGTCGCGCTTTCTGGCCATGCCTGGTTGTTTGAGTTGTTGCCAGCATCGAGGTCGATAGCTGCCCCCCACGAATGGATTGACAACGAGTTCCCTCCGCGCATTTTGCGGAAATTGTAGCACCCATTGAACCGCTGAAGCATGTAGGCAAACTCGCTGTTGGCAAGAGCTTCGATAATGCGAAGAAGCGAGTCGGCCACCTTTTTGTTGCATCGAATCGTTTTGACGTGCTGGCCGTCGTACTTCACGCCGAACTCGGCCACATCCAGGTTGATGAGGTGACGCTCGCCAGCCTCGCCGTAGAAGCGCGTCATAGAAAGCGTATCATCCGATGGCCATGGATTCGGTGACGGCATCATGTCACGAAGATGCTTCTGGCAGGCCGCCTTGCTTTTAGGCCCCCATTCACCATCTGGAGTTGCTCCAATCTTAGATTGGATCTCTTTGATGCTCACTTATTCTTGAACGTGTTGATGGCTCCGACAGCGGCGATTCCCGCAGACAAAATGGCGGCAGCTTGGTCTGGGCGCAGACCGATGCCGATTGCTGTGGCGAATTGAAGAAGTCCGCGCCAGGTGGATTCTTGCTTGAGGTAGGAAATTAGGATGGTTTTCATATCTTTGCGTGGTGAGATTAACGAATTTCATCCTGTCTGCAAGCCTATTTAGCTGGCATTTTAGGCAACACTGGCTTCCCAGCTACCATCTCCACGGCTTTTTCTCTCATGGCTGGGCTGTACGCGGCTTGGATCAGAGTGGATGGGACTGCGTAGCCAGGCATTGTGGCCGCAAAAGCCCCCACGGCAGGAGCCACGGTCATATTGTAGAAGGTTCTAGCCAGCTTCCGCTCTGCGGTGTTGGTTCCTGGCGCGTTGCGCTCGCCACGAATCATGTTGGCTGTCTGCCCGAAAAGATCCGAGAGTCCACCGATCTCAGCACCGAGAAGGGTGGTGGCTGGATCGCGCTGGTAGCGAGCCTGGGTGATGGCATTGAAGATGCTGTCGTATGGGCCGAACACAGACGAGCGAGAAAGCGCGGCAGCGGCTCTGAGCTTGGCCACTTCACCAGGAGTCCTGCGCTTGTCCTTAGCGATCCGTTCTGGGTCTGCGTACAGATTTTCACGGATCAACTGAACTGCATACTGGGTCGAGTAGAGCGCCACGGCTCCTTTTGCAATGTCTCCGAGGAGAGCGGCCCTTTCCGTGCCCGTCAGCGGCTCCATCTTGCCTTCGATCATCATCTTGCCAGTGATGGCCGCCTTGCCTCTTGCAAGCGCCCGTCTGGTGATTTTGTCGTGAAACTCGTAAAGGTATCCGCTCAACGAATAAAACAGACTGGCAAGCGGGTTGGTGGATGCCATTGTTTTCGAGGCCCTGGTAGGGTCAAGAGCGCCGCCAGTGCGCTTGAACAACGTGAGTGCATCGCGGAACTTTGCGGCTGCTGGGCTGTCTTCCAGGACGAGCTTCGACCAATTTGGTTCCTTCTCAAACCTGGCAGCAAATTCTTGCATCATCGGCAAATCTTCTCTGCTGATTCCGATTTCACGCAGGCTCTGTAAAGACAGACGGCTAAGAGCACCATTCTCTTTGATTAGCTTGAGGTTCATGTTGATGAACGTCTTTCCGATGTCCATGGACGCGGCCATTGTTGCGTTGGTAAAATCCCTTAGTAGTGTTTTTTCGTGAAACTTACTGACAAGGTTACCAAATAATCCACGACCGCTGAACGCATTGTTGATTGACTCGCTGCCCATCATGGCGTGTTGGCCGATCTTAATTTCACCAAAGGCTTCCGCAACAATGAGGCTTTCAGACGGTTTTGCTCTGCGGACTAATTTGACGAAATTTGATGCAGTCACCTTATTGGCTCGAACAGCCTCGCGTAGACTTCCAGCTCTCACGCCAATCATGGTGGCTTCTGGCAACGATGAGACTGCGGCTCTTGAAAGGTAGGTAAGCTGGGTGAGTCCGTGAATTCCTTGCAACACACTTTGCGCGGCTTGGCTGTCTGCGCCTCTCACGTTCAGGTAGTTTTTGATTGTCTGCTGGAACAATGGAACCATGTCCTCATTTCCTTCGGCTTCTAATTCAGCGCGAAGTTTCTTCCATCCACCGAGCGAATCGAATTTACCATCTTTGCCCATGCCGCCAAGCAGTCGAGCTTTGGTTACTGCCCTGGTTGCCGCAACAACCTCGCTTTGGATCATTTCAAACGGATCGTTAATCATGTACTTTCTCAAGAAGGTTTCGGCCTCCTGACCGAATTCACGCGCCTTGAAGATGTTTGGCGTGAGTCCACCCTCGTTGGAATAGAAATCGTTCCCGTCTGACGTGAGGCCGCGTTCACCAGCCTCGATTGCGGTAAGGTATCGGTTGGCAAATTCCTTTGAATCCAGCTTGTTGATTTCAGCAGTGCGCTTCAAGAATGCCTTTTGCTCTTTGCTGCCAGGGCCAGCTTTCGCAGCTTTTGCAGCAAGAATGCGAAGCTCTTCACCCCACTTCGCTTCGTAAGCTGATGCTGCATCTTTTAGAAATGCAGCTCGGTTCGTAAACACCTTGGTGGCATCCATCGACCTGCTCATTGAGCGTGGGCCAAGATCGCCGATTTCGATGTTATTTGCTTTGAGGTAGTTAAGAACTTGTCCACGAATTTTAGAGAAGAATTCCACACTCTTTTTGAGCGTTGGGTTTCTGGCAAGCTCCGCATCGCGCGATGGATCAACGACATGCTCGATCACCCGCTCCATGAATCCAGATTTCTTTGCGTCTGCAATGCTGACAAAGTCTGGTGAGCCTTCTAGGTCTTGAAGATGTCTGCCAAGTTGATTGAGGAACTTCGTGGAATCGGTTTCTTGAAGGATGTCTGTGCTCACTCTGTTCACGCCATCAGCACCTGGCCTTAGCAGGAAGTGCTCATCCGCATACGCTTTCCCCACCTTGCTAGTTTTGCCAGTCCTCACACCATCAGCAATGTCGTGCATCACCTTGCCCATGTTGGTGAAGATGTGGTCGTGGATCGCCCTGGCCACCTTTGCTGACTTGGCCGCAGACAGACCGCTCTTGGCATCGCCGTAGATTTCATTGAGCTGAGCAACACGCTCACGCCCCCATGCTCCCCACTCCTTGGATGATGGACTCTTGGATTTTGAGATGAGGTCTTCCTGCGCGATCATCTCATCCATGATGCGGTTCAGATTCTTTTTGATGTAGTCAGCTTGGTCTGGGAACTTTTTTGTCACTTCCCTCATGATGCCAAGCCGATTGCCAGCAATGCCAGTGGCATCCTTCATCGCCTCTGCCGCCAGACCGATCTGTACCTTGATGTCTGCGTCTCGTCCCTTGGCAAGCTCCATGGCTTTTGTTGCGTCAGCTTTTAGTTCTCTCTCGATAATCTTTCGCTCTTCATTGGTGATCTTGGTGTTTTTAATGGTAGCCATCGCAGACGCGACGGCCTTGTTGATTGTCTGCCCAGCTTTGAGTGATGCCTTGAGAACCTGGAGCACGGCTTCGTATGCCTGCACCCCAATGATGTCGATTGGCATTGAGTTTACTCGTCCCTTGTTCGACTTCTGGTAGTTTTGCGTAGCTTTGATCTGCCCATCAAGCACGTCAATGATTGGCTGAAGAAACTCTGGCTTCACTGGCTGATCGAAGTCGATGTTCCGCTGGAGAGAATTGTTGAGCGCCTCGTTGGCCGCAGCCTGCTCCGCAGCCTGCGTGATTGCCGCGCCATCGACTGTCTGTTCCTGCTGGAGCGCGAATGCGTCTCCACCTTCTTGTGGCTCAAGCAGTGACCTGTTGTTGAAGTTCTTCACCTCCTGCGGAGACTCGGCTGGCTTTGCCGCTGGCGCTGGCGCTGGCTCCTTCGGAACAGCAGCATCAGCCTCTAGCTTCGCCTGCTCCGCAGCCATCTGCTCCTTCTCAGCAGCAGTGGCTTCTTCGTAGGCTTTTGCAGACTGCTCTTGAGCAAACTGGTCTGGAGTCTGATCGACGTAGAGTTCATTGGTGGAATCAGAATTCACCCGTTGATCGCCGAACTTTTCGCCGTCGCGGAGTGATACGGTCTTTGATCCGTCTTCATTCTCAGTGGTACTCACCACCTTCACCTCTTCACCGTCGATTACCATGGTGTCGCCTTTTTCAAGTGCGCTGACAGGGGTTGCTTCTTTGCCAGGAGAAGGCTCCATTGCCGATCTGCCGAAATTCATTGCCTGTTCTTCAGCATTGTTTCGGCTGAGATATTGATCCATGCGCTCCGCCATGGGAGTTGGGCCACCTTTGGAAATCGAATCGAGTTCTGCCCCAAGTTTCGCCCACATCTCGCTGACAGTCATGCCGAGATTGCTGGCCACGGTAGATGGTGAGCTTCCAGTTCTCCTGTCTCCTCCATAAACTTTCTTGAGCACTAGCTTCGCAACCTCTCCTGGAGCTTCACTGATTGGAATATGATTGTCCCAATCGGCATCGGTCAGCTTCTCAATTGATTTTGTATTGAGCTTGGCGCTTTTTTTTCTAAGTTTTTTAATTATATCCAAGCCTTTTGGTGGAGCAACCATCCCCGCCTCAATTGCAGCTTCAATTACTGGATACTCACCTGGATTCTTTACGACGATGTCGATTGCCTGGCTCTTGATTGATTTTGGTCTGCTGTCGATCTGAGCTTCAAGAAGAGAGATTCTTCTTATGTCTTTTGGATCTACTTGTTCTCCGTTCGCTACTTTTTTGTTGTACCTATTTCGCAGGTTTTTGAGGTTTCCAACTAAAATCTCAGTTTTAATCGTAATCCCTTTTTTGCTGACCGCCAGTGGAACTTCCCCCTCCCATTTCGGGATTGAGTTGTCGATGACTGGCTTCGCCGCAGACAGGGGTGCGGCCTCCCCCGTGATTGGGGGAGGCTCAGGTGTTGTTAGCAGGGTTTCCCCTTGCCCTTGGACATTGGCTTGCCCTTGGTCATCGGTTTGCCCTTTTGCATTGGCTTGGCTTTCATTGGTCACTATCGGTTCAACTGCAACGGGTTTCGCTGCGGAAGGTGTTTTGAAGCCCTGGTCAGGCATGTAGATCGAATCCTCTTGATAGCCACGAGCTGTTTCTGCTTTGGCTTTTAGTTCGTCACGAACTTTCTTTCCGTGTTCGATCACGGCAGCTTCATCAAGTCCAGCGTCTGTGATGACCTTTCTGAACTTGTCTGCGGATTTTGATTTCTTTCCGCCAATTGAATCATTGGCGAGAATGTATGCTGCGCGATCAAGGTCTGATTCAAATGTTAATGTGAAATTTGAATCCTTGTATCCATACCTTGGTGATGATCGTGATAGCTCTTTTGGAAGTGTGAATTTCGGTGTTTCAGCAGGTGCTGAAACTACAGGTTCTGCTGAAGTCGCTGGAACTGGAGGAGCTTCTGCCGCAACTGGTGGTGCTTCTGTTGGTGCTGGGAATTTTTTGTTAAGCTGCTCAATTTTTTTATTCCTAAACAACTCTGCTGTTCTCTGAGCATTTCCTCTCCTTATTAAATTTATGATACTGTTGGCCTTATCAACTGCCGTTTGGTATTCAGAATTGATTTGAGCCAGCTCAATATCCCTCGGAGAAAGAGGCTCTCCATTTCCTGTCTGCACTGGTGGCGCTTCGGTTGTAGGCATCATCCTGGGAGCTGGATCAAGCTGGTACTGCTTCTTGGGTTTTCCATTAGCTCCGAGTGAAGCTGGGACTTCATCAGACGGATTAAAGATGCTTGCTGGGTTTGGGCCCTCCACCCCTTGGAAGCCAACCGTCGGGGGCTCAACGACTGGCGGCATTACGATTGGGCCAGTTGGTGCTTCTTGGCCAAGGTATCCTGGACGAGTGGATACTGGAGCCACTGGCGCTTCTGTCGCCACTACTGGAGCTGCTGCATCAATCGGCACTGGTGTAGATCCTGGCTCAATCTGTGCCGTGACTGCTGGAGGGGCTGCCTCACCAGGCATCACTGGCCGCACAGACGGGCGCATGCCGAGGGCGCGGCCCAGACGGTTTGGCTCGTTGAATGCCGCACCAAGCAGCACGTCACCAGCGAAGCTCCCTGGCGTTGGAAGCTGTCCATGCAGGGCGTTCATGCCGAGGTTGAGTCCCCCGCCGATCCCAGCCCCTGCGGCCATGTTGATTCTTGCTCCACTGATCGCGGCTTTTTCTGCGGCGGTGGCTGCGCCCTCCATCGAGCGGAATGCCCTGCCAATTCCAGAAATGCTTGGCCTCACAGTCGCAAGCATTGGTGCTACTGATCCAGTCCATGCAGACACTGGGTTAGTTGCCATGTCGCGCTGGAGCGCCTTCTCGCGCTCTTCGGTCATCGGGTCAACAACCCCTTGGGCTAGTCCACCTAGAGCGCCGCCACCAAGACCGAGGCCCAGCGGAAGCAGCATAGAAAGTCCGCCAGATGCTGGCGCAAGCGCCACGCCAGCGGCCATACCAAGAGCTGATCCAATCCCTGCGCCAACACTCTCACGCGCTCCACGAGCAAGCGAGCCAAGCATGGACGGGGCGCTGGCCGCTTCTGCTGCCGCCTTCTGTCTGCGCTCCTCGCCTTGCCTGAAGATCCTGTCAATCGGATTCTCCTGCTGCGACAGAATTTGACTCGTATGAAAATCGAGTTCAGAAGTGGAGAGTTCCTTTTCGGAAGCGATCTTGTATTCGCTACCATCTGGAAGTTTTGCAATGTACTCTGGCATAGCGTTACTTGACGCGAGTGTATGTCACGCCAGATGGCTGTCCAGCATTTCCTGTCTGTGGAGACACGAGAGCTGGATTGATTCCAAACATCTTTTGAATCTCTGGATCTTTTGCCGCGTTTTGGATGTCCTCCATTGATGGGCCAGTGATTCCACTTTGACCCATACCAATGCCTCCAAGTGCGGGTGGATTCATTTGGTAAAGCGCAGCTTGAAGAGCAGTTTGGTTATCCTGTCCTCCAGCCATTGCGGTTGCAATAACCTGATCCAGTGACAATCCTTTCCTTGCGATAATTCCAGCAAGATCATTCATTGTCTCCTTGTTGTACTCAGTATTTTTCGCTTGCTGAACACCCTT